TTTAGAAGAATACAAAGTTATATCGGGTGGAACTGCTGGATTATGTTATTACAATCAACATATTAATCCTGATGACCCGATTACAGATTCTTATTTCTTTATTGAGTGTTCACATATTGATGGGCCGCACTCATTCATATTACCTAGCGGTAATGAAAGATTAGCGAAATATGTAGCAGTAAAGGAGATGAAAGAATTTGATGAAAGATTTACAATAGATTGGTCGGCTTACGCTCAAAAATCTATTGTGCAAAAGGCCAAACCCATATTCCTAGCGATGGGTTGGGATGTAAAAGAATTTATTATTGATGAAAATCAAAAAAGTTTAGGAGAGTGGTTATGATGAGTAATGATTATATTAGAACATATGGACATGAAGATGAGAATGGGGAATGGGTTAGACCGATTCCAAAACCTACTGATGAATATACATATCAATGGAACCATGAATGGGCCGATGATGAAGATAAACCAATATTGAAAATTACTAAATCTTCACTAGGTTCATTTAAGTGGTGCAATAAACAATATGAATTTTCTTATATTGATAGACGACCTCAAGACCAAACTGAGGCTATGTTAAAGGGAACAATTATTCACGATGCTTATGAGGATTTCTATAATGATGCGGATGTTAAAAAGATGGAAAATATGAGTTTCTTGGAAATAAATAATTATATGGTAGGTTTGTTTCCGGTTACTGATTATTCAGATATGACTGATACAATTGCCGCATTTGAAGCACAAAGATTTACTGATGCTAGAGATAATGATAAACTTGATGAATGGATGCCTGAAGGTAATGAAATAATGCTTGATGGTGAAATTACTATTGGTGCAAATGATAATCCAAAATATCCTTTGAGTAGAGATTATGTTGTTCATCTTCAAGGTATTATTGATAGAGTCTATACTGAAAATGGAAACTCAATTCCGTTTGAATTAAAAACAGGTGTCTGGAAAGATAGTAAGAAAACAACAATGAGAAGAGAAATGGCGTATTATAAATTGCTGATGGAATCTTCTCCTGATTGGGATGGAACAATAACACATTGGGGATGGTATTATCCTGCTAGTAATTATGTATATGTGGAAGAAGTTAGTAAGCGTTCTGAAACTGCAATGAAGAAATCATTGGCTGAATTGATTTATTCATATGAAAATGAATATTTTAAGCCAAGTTATTTCCATAAGAAATGTGTGCATTGTTCGTATGTTGGTATTTGTCCAGCGGCGATTGATGCAGAATTAAATAGAGGAAGTGGATGGGTATGAACATTGAAGAATATATTATGAGTAAAGAATGGAAGTTTGCAGAACTGTTACAATTAACTGAAACTTCTAGAAGGGTTGCTGAAGAATTATATGATGAAATAAGTATTAAAGATATGATTAATAACTTATGGGACAAAAAAATTGATGCTGAGGCAATACATGAAAGAGCCTCATTTGGTCAATTGTATAAACATATGACTATGGAATATTTAACGCGAGAAGTTATGGATGCTTTCAAGAAATACTTTGAATCCGCGACTGTTAGTTTTGACCCACCAACTTTATTAGAAGCACAAACTGGAATTGTAGAAAAATCACCTCTACCACCAAAACCAAAAACGATTAATAAAAAACTAAATGAAAATACTGATGGAACTAGTTTACCGCCAGGTGTTGAAAGAATATGAATTTCCCAAGAGAAGTATGGGCAGGTAGTCATTTAACTAAGAAACAACAGTTAAAGAGGCAAATTGTCCAAGATAGAGAAGAGTTTGCTACGTTCTTACAACGATTCAATAATAAAATGAATTGTTATACAAGCGTATATGACTATAAACGATTTGGTGAAAACCAAGCATTTACTTCTTCTGTAATACTAGATAGGTTATTTTTAGATTTTGATTCACATGGAAAGCCTTTGGATTTATCTTTGCAAGATACTAAATTGATTGTAAATTATCTGCTTGAAAAGGGTTATGAATTTGAAATCTACTTTAGTGGAAACGGTTTTCACGTTTTTGTGTTTGGTGAGGTTGCATCATCTATTAGAGATATTCAACAATTTTTCAATAGACTTTATCCAATTGCTACTAACAAAACATTAGATAAATCGGGCGTTCAAACGCGAAGATTGAGAAGAGTGCCGAATACAGTGAATATGAACACAAAGGATTTTCTGTATTGTATTCCCCTGACACGGGAACAATTGACTACTATGGATGAAATAATTGCTTTGGCAAAGAATCCACCTTTCTCCGCGCCGAAAAGGTATGGAAATCGTAAGGTCGCGTGGCCTAATGCCCCTCTATTTGCGTATGCGCCTATTGAAATTGCGACGGTTGAGAGGGTAGGAAAACTGCCAATTATTCCTTGTTTGAATAATAGCATCATGGTGGAGAATCCGACCCATGAAGCGCGAGTTTATCTTGTATCTTGGTTTAGAACATTATTGGCTAATAACCAAAAGTGTTATGATTATAGTGAACAGCAAAAAATATTAGAAATGATTATGGAAGAAATTAAAAATATCGCATCTAAAGATGGTATTTGGTTAGATTGGGATGAAGGTGTAACTCGTCATCATGCTCAATACACAGTATCAAATGATGGTGGGTATTTAGCACCAACCTGTGAAAAATTGATTAGTGAAGGTTATTGTGTTGGAAAATGTTGGCGTTATCCGGAGGTTTAAAAATGAAATTAATTATTGATAGTAGAGAGAATTCAGAACTTTGTAAATTGATAGAAAGAAAGGCGAATCAAGTTGGCTTATTGAATGAAAAGAAATGGATGGAAGTAGGTGATTATGTCATAGGTGATGTTTGTTTTGAGGCGAAATCAGCAGTAGATTTTATGCAATCGGTGATAAACAAAAGAATTTGGACACAAGTAGATAATATGGATAAATGGTATGAAAAGAATTTTGTGGTAATTTATGGTTCAATTGATGACGCTTTATCTAACATGAAATATATTACAAATATTAATGAGAATGTAAATCCTGCTCAATTAAGAAATTCATATAAATTAAGATTTAAAGGTGCGATTGGTAGGCTTAGATTGGATTACGATATTGGTGTGGTTTGGAGAGATAGTATAGTAGATATAGCAGATGAAATAATTACTATTGCTAAGATGGCCCCAATAGAAAGAAAAATGATTAACCCTTCAATCCCAACAAGAACCGCGACTGATGATGTAAGGATAGATTTATTGACTACGATTAAGGGTGTTAGTGAAGAAAAGGCGAAAGCGATGCTTAAAGAACATGGATGTATTATGGAGATTGGTGATTGTAATATAAATGAATTAACTATTATAAAAGGTGTTGGCGATACGGTAGCCAATAGAATAAATTCCGTATTAAACTCACAACGGAAGGTGAAACAGTGACAACAGAAAATTTAGCAAATTATACTATTAACTTCTCTGAAATTACAGATGAAGAAAAACTACCTGAATTAGTGAATACTTGGACAGATACTTTCTCCCAAGTTTCAAGACAGAATGAGTTTCCAGCAATTTTAGCATATTTTACAATGTTGGGACAATTGATGAAAGACTTAGTAAGAATCCCTTATGGATATACTATTGAAGATACTAGAGTCCATGTTTGTTGGATTCAAAATGCAAGAAGTGGTAAATCGGTATTGAATGATTTCTTTAGTGAAATTGCCACTTTAACATGGGAACAAATAGAAGCGAAATATGATGAACAATATACTACATTTGATTGTGTAGATTTTACAGATGCTTCTTTGGTCAGCAGTTATGTTGAAGTTAGAAACCCAGATAGAAATGAAGAAGGTGAAACTGAATATATGTGGCAAGAAGTTAAGGGTCATATCGAAGGTAGCGGTTTATTATTATTCGATGAGTTTGAAGGTAGTGGTATTTTTAAGAAAATGTCAAATAAAGATAGCATGGTTACATTCTTTCAAAGATTAATGAATACTTTAACTACTGATGGATATTTAATTAGAAGAGTATTAACAGGTAAACCAATTGCGACAACAAGTTGTCAAAGGTCAGTATGGGCAACATCCTATATGCCTGAACAGGTTCACCAAACTATTGCTGAAAAAGGTGTATTGCAAAGAATGTTCTTATATGTAAGAGAAGTTCCTCAAGACGTTTTGAATGAAATGCGAAGAACATTGATTACATCTATTGGGACTATTAAGCGGCGTAAGACCCCAACAGATAGATTTGCTTCAGCATTCTTAAAAATTTATGACGTTGCACAAGAACGATTAAATGACATATCATCAACATTTGATGAGAGAATGGAGGCTATGCCCGAAGAAGAAAGATATAATTGTCCACAAGAAGAAATGATGATTTGGGGAGATGGTGTTAGAGAGTTAGTTCAAATGGAATATGACAATATGATTAGATATTTGTCTGGTATTCCTGAAAATGTTAGGAATATTATTGGGTTATTTGAAACTAATTGTCTTCTTTATATTACTAAATTATCAGTATTGTGTTCAATAACAGAAACTAATTCAAGAGAAGATGCCCAAAAGTGGATTGTAACTGCAAGAAATGTTAGACAGGCTTCATGGATTGTCCGACAAGGTTATATGAGTCTCGTTGCTTGGATGCTTACGGCGGTTAAGGTAAAACGTCAAAGTGTTGCTGAAACTGCCGGATTAAACGATTTTGTGAATGCTTATTATAATATGCCAGATTCAGACAATGTTGATGGTTGGGTCAGTAAAACTAAATGGAAACTATTACTTGAGGAAAAATATAATATTCCTCATGCTAGTTTTCATAGAAAATGGAAATTGGTTGCTCATAAATTCGATTTGAAAAAGCAAGGTAGAGTCACATTAATTAAATTAAAGGAGGACAACTGAGATGAAAGTAACTTATGAAAACGAAATGATTGTATTTGATATTTCGCAAGGCCCTGCGGCTATTGTTGAAGCATTAAATGCTAGAGGTAAAGATGGTTGGGTAACTACTTCAACTGTAAATGTTAGTGGAGAAAAGATTGTTTTCTTCCTATCAAAAGCAACATTTATTATACCAGATAAAAAATCAGATAAGGCTAAAGAATTAGATAAACTTTGGGGTTGAAGTTGGTGAATAATATTGTTGCGTTTGATATTGAAACTAAAAACCTTTCTACGGAAATTGGTGGGTGGGGAAATACTCATATGTTTCTTGTCTCGACGGTGGCGACGTGGGATGGAACAATTGGAAAAACATATGTAGAAGAAGAATTAATGAGTAAAGTAATTGCTAAAACAGATATGCAAGTTTTACCATTAAGACAATTAAAATATGATTTAGACGATATGTTTAAATCCGGAACAAAATTATTAGGTCATAATATAGCGGCCTTTGATTTACCGGTTCTTAGAGATTCGTTAGATATTTATTGTGTAAGAAAATTTCTAAATGAGAAGCAGTATATTGATACTAGTAAAGAAATTACAAAACAACACGGTGAAAGGATTAGTCTTCAAAATTTAGTTGATAATACATTGGGTGAAACAAAATCTTTAGAAAGTGTTATGGCACCTGCATTATGGAAAGCGGGTGAATATCAAGAAGTAGTTGATTATTGTTTAAAGGATTGTAAATTAGTTTATGATTTGTATAAGCATGGGTTGGATAATGAAATAAAAGCGTTCAGCATCGACAAAGAAGAATTTATAGAATTAAAAATGGAATGGTGATAAAATGGAAACAGGTGAAGTGTTCGCATGGTTGATTTTCCTAATGGTTATTTCAGTGCTATTTTTTGCAGCGTTTGGTCAAACAAGCATTACAGAAGATACTATTGAAGAATACATGGAAAACATTATGCAAAAAATTAAACGCGGTGAAAAATGATGGGCTTAAAACAAAACTGCCCTGTATGCAATATGCAAACAATCCCAAGAAGAATAATTGGGGTTTATGTTGGGTCGGCAGATTCAATTAAAGTTTGGGAATGCAGGGAATGTTTTGTATTGTGGTCTGATAAAACAAAAATAAAGGTCGGGGGAATTTCGGTTCCCTCGGCCTAAAATTTTTTTATTTTATTTTTAAGTGTTATTTTTTCGACCTGAAATATAACACCATAGTTATCACCAATCCGCCAATTGGGATGCCCTGTAAGGGGTCTAGGATGCCCTGTAAGCGCATCGGATATATCGGATAGGTGTAACCACTACCGCCCCCTCCAATGCTCTTAGAAGGGGCGATAGGGGCCATCCTTTTTACAGGCATTTTAGATTAAACCATCACAATACGGTTCCTTTCTGAATAACGTGCCAAGTTCCAGAACCACCAATAATAGTTGCCCATTCACCTTGACCTAAAGCGAATGTATTTGATGTCATACCCGCAGCCATTGTAAATGTATCTGAACCTGCTTTTGTGCAAGTTACTGTGCCACCACCATTATTTTTTAAGTAATAAAGTCTATTTGTTGCTGTTGAAACTGCTGGCATTGTTACTGCTACTGCACTAGCATTACTGAAAGTAACAACTGAATTTACCACATCTAATGTTTTGGATGTATTGGTATCTAAAAGGAATGCTGCCCCAATAGACCCACCTACGTCTAATGTTGATTCTGGTGCTGCTAGTCTTATACCAACTCTAGAATCTGCGGCGGCGGCACTTCCAACTAAAGATAGCGTTTCAAGTAAACTACCATTTTGATTAGCAACATTAAATCGCAAATCTCCATATTCATTTCCAGCAGCAACACCTAATATCTTTGAAGTCATTGATGCTGTTGGTGCTGCACTTGCGTCATCGGCTATTGATTCAAATTGGATTGTTCCTGCAATAGTATTTCCTGCACTAGAACCACCACCCTTTTCATTTTTTAACGATAATTTTGGACCAACGTTACTATCGTCTGGGCCAGTTGCAAGAATTAAATCTATTTGACCAACCCCATCAGTCATAGTAATGTTTTGATTTAGAGTAGTCCATGCATTACCGGATGCAGAAGCATTAATTATACCTGCAAAATTAATTACATGGGCGGGATAAGTTCCTGTTGAATAAGCCAAACTTAATGATTCGGCAGTTTTATCTGTTGTAAAATATTGAATTGGTCTATTTGTTGCGTCATGGTCACTATTCGCTACAAGTTTTATCATTGCAATTGGAATATCATTTGTAAGTAACATTGGAACTTTATTTACATCCGCTTGCCTTCCTCTTAATTTTATCGCATTAGCAGCATTTACTACAACCATTAAATAAACATCTCCACTTGTAGAGGGTTCAGCATTTTGAGCAGAACCACTTAAAGTAGTCCCATTAACTGTAAAATCTAAATCTGAGCAACTACTTGTGCAATCAATTGTTGCGCCTGTGGAACCACCACCACCACCAATAGTAACTATTTGATTATTTCGCATAACAGAACCACCTTTAATGGTCAATCTAGTATGAGAAGAACTTGCTGATTGTGCAATATCAAAATCATCTGCATGACCTTTAATAGCATAATCACCTTTTAATCCTTTATGTAGCATATCGAATAAACCACTATGCGGATAATCTGTTCCATCTTGCAGATTTAAGGTTGGCGTGGCAAGCATTTGACTTAAAAAATGAGGATTAACAGCCATTATTCCACCCCAACAGTTAATACAATTTCTAATTCATCAGAAGAACTAAATGGGCCTAAAGCATTAAATGCAAATCTCGCTAACATTGTTTCTTCAACAGTTGCTTCTGTCCCATCAGTATTTGTGCTTGTTCCACCATAATTACCAACAGTATCTGGAATTTGTGCGCCTTCCTGTCTTAATTCATCAAATTGACCTTCTGCTGGCAAGGGACCAAAAATTCCAAATTCTCTAACAGTATTACCATTAAGTTCAGAACCTGTAAATGTTGCAGTAAAATCTATAATTAAATCTGAAGATTCAGTATTAACGGTTGCTTTATTAGTCCCTAAAATGGGAACATCTAAACTATTAGAATTAGGGTTTGGTGAGTTACCACCTACGCCAATGTTGGCTTCAGTATAAAATTCTTTCAAGAAAAGTGCTACCTTTCTTTTTGCTGTTTCAGTTATCATAAGTCTTTCTCCAATAAAGTTACTATTGTGGACGCTGAACCTGTAAAGCCCATAGTGGAGGTTCCAATGTTAATGGGGGTCGAGAATCCTATAAAGGTTCCCGTTGAAGTGGTGGTTGTTTTTCTAATTCTTAATTTTAATGGTCTTATTTTAATTGTATCTAATAATTCGTTAGTTATAGTATTCCCTTTAAATCTATCCCCTCGTAAAAATGATGCTACTTTTTTACTTTCGGTTAATAATTCTGCTAATCTAATATCCATTGTTTTACTATAACCACCTAAACTAATTTTTAGTTGACCGTATAAACTATGATAAATATGTAATACTTTGTAATGTCCAGCAGGAATACTTTCTCTAGGCAAATCTATTAAAATAATATCTCCGGCTTGTAAATGTTCTAATCCTCTAGTGGTTGTTTCTAATACAATTGTTTTCTCATTATTAGAATGTGTAGATAATAATGCTCTTGCTCTTTTATTTACTTCTATTGTGGTTGTTAAAGTGTCATCAAATTCTTCATAAACTTTTTTACCCACTTTTTTAATACTATTTGGGTTTCTAGCAGTAGATTTAACTCCTCTACCATAAACCGTTATGTAATTATAGAAGTCAAATGCTGCACTTTCCCTTTTTACCGATATAATATCTATACTATCTGCAGTTCTATTTGAAATCTCAATAGGTTGGAATCTTAAATTACTACTATTTGGGTCTAATTTAACTGTATCTACATCTACTAACAACCTTTTATCTTTTAGTTTACTTAAGTAATTTGCTGCGGAGAATACATCAATACCTTGGAAATTAGGTGCGGAATATATTGGATATTCTGAAGCACTATCAGTATAAGTAATATCATTACTTTCCATAATATCTTCAATAATATCTTCCACTTCTTGACATATAGTTACAGTTGCGCCAATTTTGGCAGATTCAACATCACTATTTTCAATAGGTTTAGGTGTTGTAATAGTAAAAGGTGTTCCCATTGAAACTGCACCAATCATTTCAGGCATTTTTTTAGAAAAGGTCATTTCTACTTTAGGATTAACAATAGTGGTTGATTTACATGAGGACATCGTAACCCCTGTTGTTACCGTTTCATTACCGTCAGTAAATGTGAAATCATATGAACCATTCTTCAAAGGTAAATCTTCAGTATCTAATCCGAATAATTTAGCCGGAGTTCTTGGTATTAAGAAATTACTTCCCGATTTATTATCAGGGTCAATTATAACATACATAGATAATACTCCTTCATCATAATCTAACTTCCCTTTAGAACTATTTCTATTTTGTTTTACTTTTTCATATGTTTGTGCTTCAGGAATTGTTACTGTGTCACCGCCACTATCAGTTGCAGTTCCGGCGTCATTTTCGATTTTAACTACATTAACAGTTGGGAATGAATAAATATCCCTATACATATTCATACTATACGCTTGTTTAGTATATTCTGAAGTAACTTCGTATAATTTAATTGTATCAGGTGTAGAATCATACATACATATTTCTGCGGGTTTCATAATTCTAAAAGATTGATGGTCAATATTTGAGCCGCTATCTTTGGGGATTGGATTATCAATAGTAATGTGATGAGTAATACCGTTAGCATTAGTATAATCTCTCCTTTTAACATGTGAAATAATTTTAGAAATAATTGTCGGTCTAACATTTGCCGAACTATATGTTTGAGCGTTAGTTTTACTTAAACTTGTAGCACCGTAACCTCCTGTATATTTCCCAGACCCAGATACTAAATAATAACCAGTTAAATTAGGAGCATAATCTAACCATTTATTATTTAGATTACTAATTGTTCCGCCACCACTTCCTGTTGATGTAACCGCTTGTGTATTATTAATTGTAATCATTTGTAATTCATCTCTATCACTTTGAGTAGTGCTTCCTACGGTATTATGATAACTTTCAAAATCTCTTAGATGATTACCACCGCCGGTTTGCTCTTCTAAATATAATACGGGTTTAAATACATAATAAGCACCATCTCCCTTATAATTAGCAGTTTCAAATGCGGCCCCATCAGAATCATAATGAGCAAAATCATTATTACCATGATTATCCAAAAATGTTTTACTATGTAGAATAGGGTCAGGGCTAGCAGATGAAAGCATAATACAATCTGATTTATTAGAAATTACGTTATTATCTATCATTGATGATGCACCCTTTGAAACCTGTATTGCTGTTGGGGTTTTTGCACCACCTTCTTTTTTAATAGAGTATCTTTCCAATATAACTATTCTATTCCGACCAAAACAATGTTCTGTGGCGGGAAGTCGTAATGATTCAGAAAGATTTTCTAACACTAAAGAAGGATGTTTACCTATTGAATTTCCTAATAAAGATTCTGATTTTTGAACATCATTGCCTGAACCTGGACTTGGTGTTGAACCGAAATTTGCGATAGTAATATTATTTCCATTAATTGATTCGACCATTCCCATAAAATTAGTTGCGTTGTATATCCCATCACCTATTTTAAATATTTCATCAGCATCAACAGGTGCGCCACCGGCAGTAGTAACAGCAATATTTGTTGAAGTATGACCACTAGAAGCAAATTCTAAACCTGTATTATCATTTAAATACATTACACTTACTAAAGGTAGCATTACTTGTTCAGTTGTTTGTTGCTTCGTATTAAAATTCTCACTTTCATTTCTTGGTGTTGTTACTGAATCTGCATGGCCTGAAAATACTGCACCTTGAGTTAAACTAATAGGATATTCCTTTTGAGTAGTATTGCTTGAACAAGTTAATGTATCTTCTCCTGCTCTTCCAACAAGGTCAAATGACATAAATCCTGTTTTATTACCATCATTTAAATAATTATCATTTATTGCATATAATGGCCCATGATATGATAATCCATGTGTCCCATAATTAATGGTTGATTCAAATGTAATTTTCCCTGAAGATGGTGTATTCAATCCGGCTGAAGTATGAATTCTACCTAATAAAATTCCGTCATTTGTAAACACATAATCCCCATTTGCTAAATTGTTTAAATCTCCTGTAACAGAAACAACAGTAGTAGAATCATGTGCAGTAATATATGGATTTGTGCTAGACCCTGTAACTTGTGCAATTGGTTGAAATGTAGTATATTTAAATGGTTCAATACCAATATTTTTTGGAGGCGGGTTTTCTGGGTCAATTAAGTTGAATTGGGAATCATATGTAACTTCTATTAATCTCATTAAATTATATCTAGATAAATTACCAATACTTTCATTTGCACTTTCAATACTCATCGTTTCATAAGAATCGTCTTTTAATAATTTTCTATTTGCCTGTCCTGCAAACCCATCAGGAACAGTTGATGGTTCACTTACACCTTTACTTTTAAGAAATAAATTATAGTTTTTAATATCTTTAGTTCCATAAAATAAACTATTTTTTCTTTTTGCACAATCAGGATATAAATCCCCTTTAGCAAATAAATGGTATTTTACCATCTTCGGGTCAACAATTTCTAACCAATCTCTTGCTCTATAAATTGAATTTAACCACCAACCTTCTGATGCAATATTCCCACTACTACTTATTTTATTTAAAGTGAGGGGGTATAATGCCCAATCAAAATAAGTTGTTACTGCACTACTAGCATTATTATTAAAATATTTTGGATAACGATGCCAAAGAGAATGACCATTACCTGTATTGTAATTTATGTAAATCATAGAATTATCAGCAACAGCGTGTTCTATATCATTAACACTATCATATAAAGTAATTGTGCCACCTGCACCTGTCCAAGTAGCGTCAGCAGAAGCAATACCTAAAAATTCACCATCTTCATTATAAATTTCATGGTCCTTTCTAATTACACCACTGTTATCTGCACCATCATAATTAATTACATTAGTTGCACCTGCGGCGATAGCACCGTTTACCCTAGCAGTTGTAGGGAAACAATTGTTATATCTATTGCAATCCCCATAATTACTTCCTAGAATTGGTGAATTATTCGTGGCTTCTAAACTTAATTCTTTATGAAATCTATTTTTAATTTCCCTAAGAGGAGTTTCACTTGTTGAAATTTTTCCAAAATCAAATTCCACATCCACTGTTGAATCTAGGTTTGGTCCCAAATAAGGATGAGTTTTGAACGCTCTACCAAATCCCTGTAATTTCCCTGTTTCACCGGAATAAATATTAGGTTGTTGACCAAATAATTGTTTATCATGATAAGTTCTTTTTTTAACATACATTGAGCCTGGAGAACTTTTATGTATATCGTAAACTCTATACATAGGCCAACCATGTTTTTGAGTATGACAATCCTGTGCATAAACATTCCCACTAGTATAATCTTGTTTAAATTGGTGATTTGAAGTTAAAGTATTTCCTGATACCGAAGTTCTACTATTAATTACATGTAAAATTTCACCATTATTAATGCCTTGGGTATTTAATAAACTTAACAAATGATTTTTACGATTATTAATTTTGTATATTTTTTGTCTTGTAAGTGTAGTTATTCCATTTTCAGATGGGGCTCTATCTAAAGTGACATAATATCTCGAACTAGCAGCATCAGTTACTCTATGCTTATTTTGCACAACACCGACTAATCTACCGTCAGATAAATATAGAGCATCTTCTACTTTTATATCATTATAATTTGTTATAGCAGTAGCAGTAAATTCATGCCCATCAGTATGGTTCACACTTGGTTGTGTGAAAATACAATTAGTATAAACTAAAGTTTCACCTGTTGTGTATTTTATATCTTTATCTATTCTTCCTAAAACTACGGGAGAAACTGGTGCTAAATTAATTAACCCTTTACCTTTATTAGAATCTACATCATTTATGATAAAATTGCTAATAGCGGAAGGAACATCAAAATCACTTTGACTTGAATTTAACGCGCACATAAATAGAGAATCTCCTTCATCTTTATCTAAAGCCTCAATTGATATTCCTGTTGGATATGATATTGAATACCCAATTGCTTCTTCATGGGCATTTTCACTAGTTCCAACTAAAGGGGAATCTTCTGCACCATCAACAATGGTATATCCCGAAGTAAAGAATAATCCCTTTGCTGCTGTGCTATTTAGAGAAGTAGGTGCTTGGGTTAAATTACTAGTATGTTCTAATGCTTTTGAAAAACTAAACATTGGTGTATTACTAACATAAATTAAACTACCAGAGCCAAAATGTGCTAATACTCCATCTAAAAGAGTTATTGTTTGAGAACCCGCACTTCCAGAAACAGCACTAACTTCACCAATAAATGTTGATTGGTCATGCAAATTAGAAGTAGCATTATCAAAAACTAAATCACCAACCGCTATTAAGTCACCACCTGTTGTCGTTAATTGTGGGTCGCCAACATTTTGACCATTTGTTGCAGCAGTTTTTCTAGTGCTTCTATTTTGATGAATATATGGGCCCACTGTCGAATAAACAATATCTTCAGAGTAATTATAATTTTTATTTACAATGGGACCCAATAATCTACTTATTTCGTCTCGACCTTGTATTTTAATTCTATATTGCCCTTCTTCAATATAATCTTCTATTACTTCAGCGTATCCTGAAAACACAGTTTTTTCTAAATAATAAGAACCGGAATAATAAGATAATAGTTCTCCGTTTGAATTATTAGTCGCGGTGACGCCATCTAAATATAATGTTTCTCTATAGTTTTCTAATCTAACAATTGAATTTTTTTGGTCGCCATGTGATACTTTAAATCTTAAACCATTATAAGGACCATCTAATAATACAATATGAGTTTTGTATAGTTTGGCATCAGTATGGTCTATGGTGGCGTTTCCAACTTTAAAATCAATTAAAGAGGTTACAGGGGTTGATATTACCGTATTCGAATAATCAGCAATAGTATCAATATTAAAATCAACCATTAATGTTTTAGTGATATATGACCATGCTCTTCTATAACAATTTTGGTCAGTTAATGCTTCTGCCGCCCCACTAATTCCTGTTGTCCAAGAACTTGCATTTGATAATTTATATGCATCAATAGTTATTGTTTGCGTTGCGGCAGAACTACTAGGGGCCGCAATTGCAGTTACCCTATAAATATAATTATTGATTCTAATAGTATCAAAATTACTACTATATTGTAATAATACTCTCAAATCTTGCCCATCTACTAATCCAGAAAATGTTAAAGTTGTTGATGACGTTGTTCCTGTAACAGTTCCAAAAATTTGTGCAGTATAGTTTGAAGAGGTAAACCCATTACCAATAGATTTTTTAACTTTTATTATATCGTCTTGTTTAATTTTCTTATTATAAATCCTTTTAGGGTCAGCAAGCGTTAATGCCATATATGTGCCAGTTTTAGTTACTGATTCAAATACTTCTAAATCTATTACTTCAGGAACTACACTTACTTTATCAGGGGAAGAATTATAATATACATATCTTTTT